TTCCGCATCGCCCGTCTTTGCCAGCGCGTACTGCTGGAAAGGACGCAGATAACCCACGGCCCAATAGTCCATATCGAGGATCTGGACAACCTGATCGCGGTTAAAGCGGCTCGGAATAACCTTATGCTCGCCAAAGTCAGACACATACGAATCAGCGGCGCCGAGAATCTGTGCGCGCTTTCCGTTTTGCGTGTTGACCTTGTATTGCGTTGCGATACCGGCAAAAGCAGAGATTTTCTGCTTGTTGAACGGGCCGCACAGGATTACACCGGGGTCACCGCCCTGCGTCCACACCGATTTGATCACCGCCTTGAGAGCAGCTTCAGAGATCGTGCCCATCGCGGAGTTGTCCGTAGGAGCAGCAACCGTGCCGTTGGAGAAGCCAGGGGTCGAAGGCGAGCCACCGGAACCCAGCGAGGTCAGGTTGGTGGACATCCACGATTCCGTAGAAGCCATCGACTGAGCCGTACCAGCGCCACCAGCCGAAGAACCCTGATTGCGGGTCAGCGCGTATTCCATGTCGCGCTTCAGTTCCTTGCCGCGCTTCGCCAGTTGGTAAGCCAGTTCCGACTTTCGGCCTGCCTTGTTGATAGCTTCCTGCGTGCCAGAAACACCGAACGTCTTTTGCGAAATCTGGCAGTAGTTACCTACACGGACGGTCGGGGTCGCCGTGGTGTTGGTAGCGTCATCGCCTTCAATCGCCTGGTTGGTCGCAGCCGAAGCAAGCGAGTCGGTCTGCCACTCATGGAAACGAGCGGTAACCTTGGTTTTAGCAGCCATCGACAGAAACGGCGTCTCAGTCGGGGCAATGTTGTAGATCACATCTTCCAGATCCTCGCGATTACCGATGGACTGGAAGGATTGAAAAGTACCTGCGGCAACGGTCATAGCCGTCTCCTTATTATTATTGGATCATGTTAAAGAGCGCTGCTGCTGCATCTTCAACATCTCCAGATTTACGAAGTTTTGTTAGTGCTTCTTTTTTTCTGTCCGCAATCTGGTCGCTATCCTTATCGGGAGAACCGGGTCTTACAACCTTGGGTTTCGCTATCACTTTCTTTTCCGCTAGCGGTTTGCCTGACTTCAACTCTTGATAGGCAAGAGCGTCGTTCAGAACCTTGACTAGACGGGGATCAACGACTTGCGTTACTTCTTCCGGCTTGAATCCGTACTTCTCGATAGACCCCTTGAGAATTGACTGATATTTGTCTTGATTCCATCCGGGTATATCGCGGCGCAGGACTTCAACCGCTTCTTGCGCGGCCCTGTCCCTCGCCTGTTGCGCCTCTTGTGCGCGTTGGTTCATCAGTTTTTGCTGCTCTGCGGTGATGCCCTGCAAAACGCTGTTCACTTGATCGGCCCTGGCTTTCATTTCCACGAATTTCGCGGGATCTGACTTGGCGAGTTCCAACCAATTGACGTTCTGCAATTCCGGTGCTGCGATTTGGGAAACAACCGTGCTTAAAACTTGCAGTTGTTTCTCGTAGTTTTGAACGACAGGCTCAGTCTTGGCCTTGATTTCGTTCGCGAGTTCTGCGCGTTGCTTGGCGATCTCAGCGGTTTTGCGCTGGTAATCGGCCTGCATCATGTAGCCGCTCTGAAGCTCTTTTAGCGAGACTTTTTTCTGAACGTCCGTCCCGCCTACGTCTTTGACGGTGAGGTCAAACAGGGGAACTTCGGGGTCGATCTCAATCGCCGGTTCTTCTTTCTTTTCTTCCGGATGAGATTCTTCAGAAGGTTCCTCATCTGCTTCGGCTTTGGGTTCTTCTTCCTTCTTTTCATCCTCCCCGAATTCTGTTTTATCGAGGTAGTCTGAGAGTGCTGCGGCTACGGTGTCTTCGTTACTGGGCTGCTCGTCGGCTTGGCCTTCTTCTTGGGACATTTAGATGCCTCTTGTTGTTACCCTCTCGGGCGGAAATTATTCTGTTAGGTTCGGTGCTTCCTCGGTTCCGTAAGCCATCACACTGGCAAGTCCGGCAGGGCCTTGAACCACTAACGGCTTGCTGGCGGTGACGAGAATCCCATTGTCAAACGTGACTTGCGAGGATTGGTTGGCTGCAATTCCGAGAGCCGCAACAGCCGTTCCAGCTACGGATGTGTCGTAAGCAACGATCTCCCCAGCGGTAGAACCATCCGCAATCAGCCCCATCAGGCGGATCTGCTTTCCAGTGGCGGGAGTCCACACCGCAACACCAGCAGCGCCGTTAATGGATACCTGTTTGGTCAATTTGAATGTGTCTGCCGCACGACGCGCCACGAAACCGCCGTCAGACTTGACGTTGTATTGTTGGGATTTGCTCATAGTGACTCCGGGGCGTTTGCCCTCTTGTTATCCGAAAATTCGTTCTTTCAAACTCTGCTTCAGTTGAATCTCTGCCATTTTGCCGGTGTTGATGTGGTTCTCGAAAACCTGCCTGAACAACTGAGTGGCCCTGTAGAAGTCCCGCAGTTTCTTTGCGCCATCGTCTGAGGTCGAAGCGTCCGACCACTTATCAACGGTGACTTTAAGGATCTCGTCAAAGGCTGCGATTACCAGCGGGTCTTCAAGAATCTGCTTGGCCCGCTCGCCCCGAAGGGCTTCTTCTTCAAGTGTCATTGGTTCCCTATAGGAGAAGCATCAAATCTTCTTCGTCTTCCCTCTCGCGCATGTCTGAGAGTTCTTTTTGAATATCCAGCAACCGCCTTAAATCAGGCTGTGCATAGCCGGCAGGCAGCTTAATTCGTGCCGCCTTCTTCTTGGGTAGTGACTTCTTGGAAATGGCAACAAGTATCCTGTCCACTTCTTTTTGCAGGGCTTGCTGCTTTTCTTTGTGTTCTTCGTACCAATGCTTCCTAACCGGACGGTAATAACCGCCACCCCGGATGACTCCAGAGGAATAATTTAGCGAAGCATCGCCACCCGAATATCCATAGGCACCAGGAGCAAGCGAGAGCGAGTAACTAACCGCCCCAGCGCCGGGAACATACGTCAGCGTTGCCGCATTTCCAGCGTAGGCATATGCACCAGCAGCAAGCGGCATCTTCCGTTCAAGATCAACCGTGATTGCTTTGCCTGAGTAGCTGTAAGCCCCAACCGCAAGCGGAAGGTTCCTGGCTACATTGACAGCAGCAGACTTTCCCGAATACGCATACGCACCAACAGCCAGCGCGAGGTTTCTTGCGACGCTGAGTGCCGCTGATTTGCCTGAGTAGGCGTAAGCACCAGCGGCAAGTGACAGCGTGTAATCAACCTTCGTCCCACCGCGCAGTGTGGTTGGGTCTGAAAGGACTACGTTATTCGGGTTTGCATCTCCCGAATAAAGAAATATATCCGTCACGTTGCTACTGGCAGCAGTGTATTTACCGTTGTTCCTGCCACATCAGGGCTTCCGGCTTTGTACGCAACGGCGTAATAAGGCCCGGCAGCAATACCAACCTTGAACGAAAAAGCTCCAGTTGTCCCGTCTGAAACAACTGCACTAATCGGCTGGTCGTTCCCTGTGTAATACAGCTCTACCCTTGCCCCACCAACGACAGCTCCAGTTGAATCCTTGGTTATCCCTGACAAAGACCAAGAAACTCCGTCCATTGTTGGGGAGCGAAACGCCATATCCTCGTCACCGTCTATTGCCATGATCCACGGGCCGGGCTGAAACAAAATGCTGGCTTTGGTGATGGATTTAATGGAGCCTCCAACACCTTCTCGCATCATGGGAGGATTCCTGTTTTTTGGGAACCCGCCGGGGATGGACATTAGTTCAAAGCTTCTGCCGTGTAGGTGTAGATCTGCACGGTGTTCGCCGCGTTGCTGATTGAGAACCCCGTCCAGAAATCAAGCACGTTGGCAATGGTGGAGTCAAAGCCCGTACCGACTGCCGGAGCAGTGGCGGGAACCATGAACGAACCGCCCGTATTCGTTGCGTCGGTTTGTCCCGCAGTCAGCGTGAACATAATGCCGGTCAACGTGCCAATACCCAAGAATTTCGCAGTTGTGCCGTTACCAATGGAGTCAACACGAAGATCAACATCCAGCGCAAAAGGCAGGTTTGTATGCGCTGTTGCGTTCAACTGGATAGCACCAGAAGTCCACGCAACGATGGATCCCATCATGATCTGGAAAGTGATCGTTCCTGGCGTCGTCACAAGCGTTCCAATGCCGCCGCGAACGCGAACCCGGATCATTTTCCCGGCATACAGATAGTTCGGAGGAAGGCTAACCAGCGCAGTCGGGTTGATAACCGTCTTGGCAGTGGTGAACGTACCAAACGACGTTCCTGCGGAGTTTTGGTAGGCAATGAGTTCTTGCCATGTTTGCATCGACATTGTTTAGCCCCTGAAATCTATTTTGTAATGCCCTGTTTCAAGCATCATTCCGTAGTTCACGGCGTTGTTACTGTGAACGTCCCGTTGCTCGCGTCCAGAGTCGGCGTGAATGTGTCCCCGTTCGTTCCGTTCAGCGTCACGCTCGACCCGTAATCCCAATACGCCACGCATTGCGTGTTCGTCAGGTTGTACAGAATCACATACCGGAACGTGAACCCACCCCCCGATGCTGTCCATGTAGGACTTGCAGGAGCAGCTAGGACAAGTTTGTAGACACCTGCTGTCTGCACATGGCTGGTGATCGAGCATGCAACGCCTCCTGCCGTATATCCGCCGCCTGTGCTGAGTTCAGTGGCACTTGCTGCCGTGGTGTCATTGGCGACGCTTGGAGCGGTGTTTGAAAGAATCAGCCGCCATGAATCCGACCCGGCATTTCCCGCTTCCATGAGAAGCGCGGTGCCTTTTTGATACCCTACATAAGTAGCCATTACTGCACCCCGGCCACTCTGCCATCCGCGTCACGGATGATCTGCTTCGGTCTATTCATTGCTTCCAGCGCGGCTTGAAAGCCTTGGATTGCCACCGCAAGGGCGGTTGAAGTGTCAGGGCCTTTCTCCTGAACTTCCTCTTTCTGTGTCTCTTGAGTGCTTTCCTTGGCAGAATCCATCGCTTTGGCGGCTATGGTTGTCTTCGCAGAAAGTTCGGCCTGTTTAGCACCGGCTTCGGCTTGAATTTGCGCCACTAAGACCTTGGTTTCGGCTTCAAGCTTCTTCCAGCGGTCTTCAGCCTCGATCTTCATTTGCTCGATGACGTTTTGCTGTTGCTTGATCTGCGCTTCCATCACCGCTTGTTTCTGCTCGTTCTCGATCTTCATCAGGTCGGAACGCAACTGCGCTTGTGCTTGGACAAGGGCCTGATTGTCCTGCGGCTTCTGAGAGTCGATCTGAGCCTTCAGCATCTCAATCTTGGCCTGAACTTCGCCCTGTGCCATGATCTGAGCGACTTTAGGATCTGGCTGAGGTTGCGGAGGCGGCACAGTTTTCGGATCGGTGAAGAACTTGGAATTCTTCTGCCCAATCGCCGCTTTAAGCTTTTCGGCCGCGTTATAAACATCATCCGCTTGAACCATCTGCGGGAACTGCTGACGCAAGGCAAATTGCAGCTTCAGGATCTCCTGAATGGCGGCTTGTTCCTGATCCTTGTTCCCAGATCCCAATCCAACAGTCACCGAAACGTCAAATTTCCCCGACCAGTCGCGGGGATCAACCGGAACCCACCCGTCTGTCAGTCTCACCACTTCAGGTTTATTCTGGTGCTTTGAAACCAACTCAAGAAGTGCGTAGAACAGGTCTTTAACGCCCGTCTCTGCAAAGACTCGGGCAATCAGTTCGACCCGTTGGGCAGAGGCATTCTGAATGAGAGAAATGCCGTGAGCGGTCTTATTCAGGGAGTCTGAATCAAGGCCCTGGTTGTATTTCGTGACCCCGGTGCGGTTTTCCTTGATGGTGTCGATGTATTCAAGGAGGTTGAAAGCAGGCGCTCCAAGCATCGGGGAATCAAGTCTTTTGACCGCGTCAAACGTCTTGACCCGTACAACCCCACCCGGACGACTCGTCAGGAGGTCGTCCATGTTCACCATTCCATCAAGCGCCATCCAGCGGCCATTGTTCTGGAGATACATATTGTCCAGAATTTGACGGAATACGGTGGACTTCAGCAGTTGGAGATCCATCACCAAATCCGCCACCGACTTGCCGAACAGCTTGTGCGGCATGATGATCGGGGTAATTGAGACAAGAGGAACGCGCTCAATTTCCTCGTTCTCAAGGATCTTGTTGCCTACGTGCAGGACTTTACGGAGTTCCGCTATTCCATCCCCGTCATAATCCACACGGATATAGGCCTCGGTGATCCAGATAGGCCGCATCGCTTCATCGGCAGGCTGGTAGTTCTGCTGCGTGAAGTCGTTTTCCAGTTTCCACCGCTCAAGGTGTTCCTGGTTGTAATCGTTGTTATCGTCGGACTGGAGTTCTGAAATCTCGTCGTCCGAAAACCCCATCTGCTTCAGTTCAGACGGGGTGGTTTTTTTCCGGTGGGCAACGTACCTAGCCTTCTGGATGTCCATCCTCGCATCACGAGCGATCAGGACTTCTTCCGGGGGGACGGGGTCGATACACGCCCGCCCTTTGGTGTTCGTGAATCGAATCACTACGTCATGGACGTTATAAACCCCACCCAAGACCGTGGAGAATTCCTGCCGTTCGGTGTGCTGGATGACCTCTACTCCGTCATCTTTCACCAGCATCGTAAATTCGTCGTCCGTCAGCCCGTAGTAGGTCTCTTTCTTGACCTCATCGTAGTCTTCCCAATAGACCTTGATGAAGCCGTTTTTCTGCAAAAGAGCATCTTTGAACCACGCATACAACGCCACAAATCCATTGTTCTGCTTCTGGAAGATGTGGTTGATGTATTCGGTGCATTGTTTGGCTTTGGCCTCGTCGGAAGGCTGTTTAGGCTCAAAACGAACAACATCATCACCCGACGCGAATATACGCATCAGGGAAGGCATGACCCATTCAATAGTGTCCAGGACCTCTGTGGAGACGAACTGAGACCGACCCTCTACCTCGTTCCCATAGGGCTGGCCGTTGTAGTACGCAAGGGCCTTCTGGCGTTCACCAGAGAGAGCGGCATACCAAAAACCGATGGATGCGGTTCTCTCGCCTTCAACAATTTTCAGGAGTTCATCGTCAGTCAGTTTTGCCACGCGCCATCCTCGCGTTAAGCATCGTCAGTTTGTTTTCCAATGCTTTCACGCGAGCCTCCAAGTCTTCTTGTTTTTGTACGGAGTCGATTTTTGCGGCCAGGGAGTGAACAAGCTCTTTCAGTTCCTTAACGCGGGTCTCAAGAGCCATGCTCATACGATGCCTGTCCTTTCGGGGTATTGGATCTTCTTGCCAAAGTCGGCGTTGGTGTTGATCTGTTGGGTATGTAAGGCGAGGTACTGCAACCCATCATGGGGATGGGAGTAGTCGTTTTTTACTGGACGGTCTCTGTACCGCTCTGCCCCGGTGACTTGGATGCGTTCGTAGCAATACGCCCCGTTAAAGCCACGGCGCAACACCCGGCACCTTGGATGGAGCAAGAAACCGGGTTCTCCGTCGATAATCTTTCCAAGAAATCCCGCAACCGCCTCACGTCTTGCCAGAAAATCGTTGGTGATCGCGGGCATTGCAGGGATTCCGGCATTAGCGAGTTCCTGAAAACAGGTCGATTCTTCCGTCTGCGCCCTTTGCATTCCCGCAGGGTCTCCGCAGGCTTTGATTTCAAACCCGGGATAGTTCAGTGCAAGGTGAGGCTTCACTACGTCATTCGCAAAAGACCGAATTCCCATGTCTTTTGCGACCAGCTCATCAACAATTCGCAAAGCCCCTCTAGGAGACATCTGCCCGATGATGCAAGCCGGGGTAAGACCGTAGTCAAACCCCAAAATTAGGGGTTGCTTGGGGTATAAATCGAAGGCTTTGCAATGCAAGTCGTCTGAATACTCTGGGTAGACAGGCTTTCCACTCGATACCGTTCCGTACTGCCCAAGCAGATAGACCTTGATCCATTCCCGCTTCTTCCCAGCGATTTGTCTCAGGTAGTACGCATACCCACCCGGCAGATTGGAAATGTTCTCGGCCAGAGGATTGGGAAGATAAGACCCATCCTTTTCAATCAGCCCTCCCGGCTGATGGAAAAACTCCATCAGCTTTTGACCGGGTTTCAGCGCATCGAAAGACCTGAGCATCGCTTCCAGTTTTTCTTCCGCTACGGGGTCTCTTTCCTCGGCTAGTTTGTAGTACCAGGAATCATCGTCAGGGGGATTGGTGTCCATCATCACCCCCGTCCAAGTCGGCCCACCCCACCGTTTAGGAGGGAATCTACCCACCCGCTGCGTCAGCATGTCAAAGATGGCCTTCGCCATCTCCCCGGCTTCGTTCATCCAACCGCCGGTCAGTTCCATCGACTTCAATTTATCAACGTCTTCGGGTCTTTCAATCGCCAGAAAGAAGACCTCGCACTCAACCTTCGTCTTGTCAGGGAGGTAGAAATTCACCTTCCCCACAATCGGCGCATCCCATCGCATCTTTGCGTTCGGGAACCACTCCAGAAACGTCTTGATCGTCGTGGACTTCAGTTCCGAGTAGGTGTTTCTAAGAACCGCCCAGCGGGTCTTTCTGACCCCCCTAAACGGCTCCTGCTCCATCGCACGACTAACTATCTCCACCACATTAGCCGAAGACTTCGCGCTCCCCACAGGCCCCAATAAACCCCGGATAAACGCATCTGAGGAATGGAATTGCTCTACAACAGGCCCGGCAGGGATGTACTTAATCTCTACCGACACGCCGTTTTCTCATGTAGTCCTTCATGTAAGCCCTGCGCTTTTCGGCATCTCGATACCGGTACGTGTTAGCCACATTTCTGTTAGCCATGTCGGCGTTAGCCATATTCCTGTTAGCCACCACCTCACACCGCTCCAGCGGCGAATGCTCTAATCGGCAGGCTCGACAGCGCAAAATGACTCCAATAGCGAGAGGGGAGAAGGCATCCGTTGGACTTGTTCCACCCCTCCCCCCTGTTATTTCTTTCCCACCCTGGCAATTCCCGGAAACACCCCCCCGGCCTCGTAACTCCATGATTATTTGGAGATTACGCATAGCATCGAGGACTTTACATAATGAAGATTACGCGTTGTGCGTTTGCACATGCCATGTAATCAATGACTTAACTACGTTGCTGGGCTGATCCGTTGCCTGACATAGCTGTGTGCACTGCACAATGACGACTGAGATCGAGCCATTCGTGCGTGCGCGAGAGCGTGTGAGTGAACCGCGCTGCTTCTCTCAATATTTCTTGTTTCTCTTGCCTTCAGCGAACCTGTCCTATCCAACCTATTGGGCTGGTTGATTGGAAGACTGTGGAATCTGGTGATGCTGGCATCAGGTCATTTGCTTCGGCTACTTGGGTGATCTTGCCTCTGAGCGCATTTAGCTTGCCGTGAAGGTTGAATTCATCGTTTCCGGCTTTCTTCAGCTTCTTTGCGCAATCCTGGATCTCTTGGAGCAGCGTTAGTATCTCGTTCACGCTTTGCCTTTATCCTTTCCTGCCTGCGAGCCTGAATGATCTTCAAGTACGCTTGGGCCGTTTCCTTCGGTGTCGTCATGGTCTATCGTGCGTGGTTTGCGGGTTATGCCTAACGTGATGGTCACGCCATCTGATGCACTCATGTCGATCTTGTCGCCATAGACCTGTGCATAACGCTTTGATGCTGTCCATTTGGCGATGTCCCATATCAGCCTGGCCTTTTGGATCTCGTTTGAATCTGAGGCTTGCTGGGCTTCTTTAGCTGCACGTTCTAGGTTTGCCTCGATGCCCTGCTGTACCGCTGCTTCGTAAGCGTCTAGAAGGGCTGGATCGCCTCTAAACCGTTTTGAGAGGATGCTGCGGTGATGGCCTACAGCTTTCCCTGCATCTGTGAGGGTTTCGCCTTCGGCCAGCTTTGCTAATACGGTTTGGAGCGTTTCCAGCGGTACTGGATGAGACATCAGTGATACTTGCCAGCCTTTACGTTGGCGTTGGAGCCGTAAGAGGCTGACGGGTCGCCTTTGCCAGTCTTGCCGAAGTTCGCTTGTGGGCGCGATGCGGCCTGCATGGGATCAGATCCGCCTTTGACACCATCTCCAGACTTCACCGAAATCGGCTTGTGATCCTTGCCATCTTTCGTGTTGCCGTTAGATGCAGCCTTGACGCCGCCGACATTGCCAGGTTTCTTCGTGTTTGCCGCAGTGATGCCCGTGCGTGACGGGCTTTTTTGTCCGATCCTCATGCCAATCCCTTTCCGTGATATTTGCCTGCCTTGACGTTGCCGCCGTGGGTTTTTTCTGCCTTCTCGTGCTTGATCATGTCTTTAGGTGCCTTGTTCTTCTTCATAAAGGCAATTTCACGATCAATCATCTTTTTGGGTTCTTTAGCCATTGGTCGGCTCATTTAGTCGTTGATGGGTTCGATGCCACATACTCGACATTGGGCTGTGCTTGAAATCAGGAAAGCACGGCGTTCCAATGGTGTAGTGAACTAGCTTTGCGTCCGGGTCATCCGGGTATTCTGTGGATAAGTGGTTCCAATGGTTTGGAAGTTCGCCTATCCGCTCGTCTTTCAGCCACTTGAACTGATGCAGAAATGAGCCTTCCTGGTCAGCTACGAATTCTTTCGTAAGCCGTTGATTTGGGAAGCTGGAGCAATTCCACAGAATCAGGCTCGACCAGTTCTTTCGCGGGTAATCCTCGTTCTTCGATCCAAGATACTTGATGTGATGCTTGGTTTTGTAGTCGTGCTTGACGACTTGAACGTCTTTTCTAGGATCGCGCAGCGCCCATAGTTCGGCTATGTCTGCGTTGCAGATCATGTCCCCGTCAGCGTAGATCGCGTGGCCTATATAGCCTGTGAGGTAAGGCACCAAGAACCGGCTGTAGATGAACTCATTGCTTCCGTCCCGCTGGCCGTCAAAGCCCTTGATCGTGTTTTTAGCCAAGGGAATGAAGCTAACGGGCTGGCTGGCTTTCTCGATGACCGACTGGCAGAAGGCGTGATAGGCAACGGCTTCGCGTTGATCGAAACCTACAAAAATGGGTATTGGCTCCATGCTCCAGGCAATAAAAAAGCCGCGCTATGGCGGCTAGTGGGGTACACGCGGCGACCGAGAATCCCCAATCCAATGCGTGCATTCAGGTCAGCGGGCCACCGGACAACCACCTTGAGGAGATAGTTTCCCGATGGCTTTCGGGATACAAGGGGAGAAAGGTGTTTCCGGGGCCGCTGAGTTCGTATATCGCCTGTCCGTTGCCTGACTAGGGCTGCGATGGACCCGACAGGTAGGTGCGTTGGCTAGTCACCGCCGCGTTTAGCACCGATATTCTTTAGGCAATCTCTAGGATTTTTGAGAACACCCGGCCCTGCCTGCGGCCTTGTATTCCCTGAAGGGCATCCGAGATTCGCGCTCGTTCGGTGTTGCAGTCTCTTATATACGGCAGTTCTTTATAACTGTGGTTAGTATTTTTTACCGCTGCCTCGGCCTTGCTGATTAGCTTCAAAAGGCGTTCTGGACGGTACACCTTGCACTGCCTAGCTGCTGCCCAGCGGTCGTATTTCGGGTAGCAGTATTTGAAGGTCAGCGCCCAAGCGAACTGGAATCCTAGCTTCGCAATGGTCTTCTGCGTTTCGACTGCGGCCAACACATCAATCGGGGAGGCAATTTGACCAGGAGCCGCGTTTTCCCAATCTCCCCATTCTTGGGGGCTGCGGTAACGGTGTTCCATGCTCATGCAATGCTGCTTGTGGTATCTGTCCCTAGCCCAACGTCCCCAGTTTTCAAGTACCTGATTCAGTGTTTCCATCGCCGAGAACCTTTTCTTGGTATAGGTTGTATATCCCTGCGCCTGTGTTCCAACGAATCGTTTTCCTACCGTCGTTCTTGATGTAGTACAGCGTTTGCGGATTAACTCCGACCGCTTTTGCGATATCCCGAAGCGTTACCCCCTTTGCGTTTAGTTTCAGGATCATCATTGACCAATCAGGCTTTTGTTGAAGCATGTCTATTACCCCTGTGGTGATTCCTGAGCGAACAGGCAAAGCATCCCCCTGCCCGTTCGTGCGTTACCCCTGCGGAGCCATCCATCGCTTTCAGGCAGTACGGTCAAATAGCAACGCCGTACCTGTTCCAGACTGTTAGCGGATTGCTTTCCGCTCCCTTCGCGCTCTAGAACTCTCGCACCCACGCTGCGGCTGTGAAGACCCCAGTAACCGCACTTCTCAGTCAACCGCTGGCGTTGTCCGTCCGGCTGTACTGTGTTTCCATACAGTACTGACCATAACGGTTTTCCGTGCGCTTTTGCAATCATTTTGGGGGTCTGTAACAACTTCGCAATTATTGTCCGGCTACCCATGATCAACCTCCTTCTCTCCCCTCAATACGCCCACCACAGTCCTAACCCCTGCCTCATCCCTGACCAATGCGTACATGCCCTGCCAGCCCTCCTTAAACGCCCTCTGATCGTCGTTTAGATCGTTCCTGCCTGACTTCACTTCAACCATGCAAGTCCTCCCGTTTTTGCTTACAACGAGGTCCGGAACGCCCTTCCCGAGCTGG